AGAAGAAGCCAGCAAGGAAGACCCGCAAGCCAGTACCGGAGCAGTTCAACCCGGCAAAGCCGTTGAAACTGCCGATGCAAGAGGCGTTCTGCCAGAATCTTGCGCACGGTAGCGGAATCGAAGCGTCCCCAGGCGGCGGATTCACAACAAAAGAGATGTCGGCCTCCGAGGCGTACCGAAAAGCAGGGTACATAGCAAGAGGCAAGGCTGCCGACGTGAATGCGTCTCGGTTGCTAACTAATGCTAACTTTCGGGCCCGCTTGGACTATCTCCGAACTGAACAGGCCAAAATGCTTGCGGAGAGAGGCTGTGCGTCGAGGGAAGAGTTGTGTTCTATACTTACATCGGCCGTAAGACATGCACACGCCAAGTTCATTTCTGAAGGAAAACACGGCATTGCGCTGAATTCGTTTGTAAAGAGTCTGGCTGACATTACGGGGCTCAACAAGGCCGATCAAAACGGGGCGGACTATAACACGATGGTCAAAGAGTTTATTGAGAAACTTACCCCGCCGGAGCCGGAGTCTGAACGTACTCCAATAACCGGTTAATGATGTAGCAAACATAGTTATCACGAGATTTGCTACACGGCAGAAGGATCGTTATGCCAGTATCTACCAGCAATATTCAGCTATTTGACCAGCTAGGGGATATTCACTGGCGGCTGGATAACATCTATTGGTGCGTTAGTGACGACGGGCGCAGGATAAAGTTCAAGATGCGGCCGGCCCAGAGGCAGTTGCTTTTGAATTGCTGGTGGCGTAATATCATCGTCAAGGCTCGCCAGCTTGGGTTTACGACAGAAATTGCTATCCTCGGTCTGGACTTTGTTCTTTTCCACCCTGACAAGACGGCTGGCTTTATTGCGCACAACCGAGAGTCGGCAACCAACATATACCAGAAGAAAATTCTATTCCCGTTTGACAACCTTCATAAAGAGATCAGAGATTCAAAGTTCGACGCCAAAGTAAACCAGCGGCAGGACGCCGGCGGATACATCAATTTCCGCAACGGTTCGTCTATCCGGGTAGGTACGTCGTTCCGGTCGGATACCTGCCAATTCCTGCACATATCGGAGTTTGCAGACGTTTGCGCAAGGTATCCGGCCCGCGCAAAGGAAATCATTACCGGATCGCTGCCGACTGTCCACCGATCGGGTAGGGTATTCTTTGAATCAACCACAGAGGGTGCTTTCGGATATTTCTACGACATGGCGCAGGCTGCCTATGACAAGCAACTATCAGGGCGGGAGCTGACATACCTTGATTACCGGCTGCACTTCTTCCCGTGGTGGGAGGATCCAAAGTACGAATACCGTGAAAACGAGGCCGCCAACATACTGATCACCGACAAACAGCAAGAGTATTTCGATTCGCTGGAGAAGAAGATCAAACACAAGTTGAACATCGGCCGCCGGGCGTGGTATGTGGCAAACAAGGAAACCCTGGGCGACCTGATGTATCAAGAAATGCCAGGAACATTCGAGGAGGCCTTCCAGACCATAATCGAGGGGGCCTACTACAAAGCGCAGATTGACGCGGCTCGGGCTGACGGGCGGATTGGGAACTACCCACCGATTGCAGGCGTGCCGGTTCACACGTCTTGGGACTTGGGGATGAACGATTGCCAGGCTATCTGGTTCTTTCAGGAGTACGCCGGCATGTTCAGGATCGTGAACTACTACCAAGCCGACGGTGAGGATCTGACGCACTACTGCAACGTCATCAAGGAGTATCTGACAGAGCACGGCTGCCCAATGGGCGACAACTGGGCCCCGCATGACATTCAGCAGCGGCAGTGGACCTCTGCGCAGGCCCGGATAGACATTGCCTATCAGGAATACGGGATCAAGTTCTATCAGGCCCCCAACATCGGCAGAGCAGACGGTATCGATGCGGTTCGCCGAGCATTCCCGCGGTGCCAATTCCATGAAGAGGGTTGCGCCCACGGTCTGAAGGCGCTCACGGCCTACCAAAAGGAATGGGACGAGAAACGGGGCTGCTACCGTGAACAGCCGTTGCATAACTGGGCATCTGACGGGGCCGACGCCTTCCGCATGTTCGCAGTTGCCCGAGGGAATCAACTGGAATCAGGACCGCAAAACGCAAAAGCGCCGGCCAAAGAACAGAGTTTGGAAGACCTTGCTTCAATATGGCAATCCGTCGGTGTCTGATGCTTGACACCGATAGGGCAAACGTGTAGGCTTTTGGTCAGCCTAGATCGACGGATCGAAAAGCAGGACATCCTGACCTGCCTGGCTGACCTTACTAAATCAGGACCAACTACAGGAGGTTATCATGGGCATATTCAAGACGCATCGGCAATTTATTGAAGACATTAAAGGCCGTCTTCTGACGCCGCTATCGCAATACGAGAGATCAAAAACAAAAGTCACATTTAGTTGTGATGTTTGCCAATATGTTTTTGCAGCTATTCCTAATTCAATATTGGCTGGTTCTGGTTGCCCTCGGTGCGGAAAAACAAAATGCGCAAATTCTAGGCGGCTGACGCACGCGGATGTAGTTTCCAGAACGGCAGGGCGAAACATAACTATTCTTACCAAATACGCAGGCGCCAGAAAACCCATGACGTTCAGGTGTGATGTTCATGGATCTACATGGACAACGACGCCGGATGCTGTTATTAATCGCAAATGCGGCTGTCCAACATGCGGCATGGAAAAAAGCGCGACTGCTAGACGCCTAGAAAATATGGTTATAGAAGATCATGGTGATTGGGTTCTTATTGACGTGTCTACAAGCTCGCATCCTGACGCTACAATGAAAATAGACAAGGATGATTACGACAGGCTTAAAAGCAATTACAAGATGTTAATTTCCAGGGGATATGTCAAAGCAAATGCCCGAAATCTGAAAGGTCGGGGAAGTATGATTACTGTCCACCGTGTAATTCTTGGATTGCAGAAGTCTTTCGAAATAAAAATAGATCACGTTAATCACGACACAACAGATAACAGAAAAGATAATCTGCGAATAGCCACGAACTCTCAAAACATAATGAACTCTAAAATACAGACTCGAAACAAGAGCGGATGCAAAGGTGTTCATTTTGTCAAAAGAGATCAAAAGTGGCTGGCAAGAATTTCTGCAAACAAAAAGGATGTGTATCTCGGGTTGCATACCAGCTTAAATGCAGCTATTGCAGCTAGAAAAGCCGCCGAAGCCAAATACCACGGCGAGTTCGCCTACAATCCGACACAGGACGCCACTCTATTCCCGCAGAAAAGTCTTGAATTGCCGTCTACGGCGTGTCAATCTGTGGGCGTCTGATAGCTTAATAACCCAAAGAGGAAAGGCATACGACAATGACGAGGCTCCTACAACTTGGCATGGGCGGACATCAATCTGCCCGAGCCGATAAAGTCACATGGCTGACACCGCCAGAACTGCTGAAGGCTCTCGGCCCGTTTGATCTGGATCCCTGCTGTCCGCCGAATATGCCGTGGCTGACCGCTTCAACGATGTGGACAAACAGCATCGCGCCATTGGCGGAAGGCATGTATGCCATAGGCGGCTTTCATCAAGTAGTGCATGACGGCTTGGCCGAAGAGTGGCAGGGCCGCGTCTTCTGCAATCCCCCGTATGGTCGCGAGACTGGACGATGGCTGGCCCGATGCGCAGAGCACGGCAACGCGACCGCTCTGATCTTTGCGCGGACGGAAACGGAAGACTGGCAGAGACACGTTTGGGCGAAGGCTGACACGATCCTGTTCCTGTTTGGCCGATTGTACTTTCATCACGTAGACGGGGCCAGGGCCGCGGCAAACAGCGGGGCACCTTCCGCGTTGATCTCCTACAACGCCGAGAACACGCGGTTCTTGGAGCAATCGAAACTGCTGGGGCGTCTGGTACGCCTGGACAACACCAAAAGCGAGGCATGACATGGGCTGGAAGAACATCAAGGACCACTACCGGATCGGCCACATCGTGCATGTGAGCGACGGGAAAATCTGCATCGGGAGTCCGTACATATCGGACATCATTTCTGTGACATTTGTGGGCAAGCTGTCATGGGGCAAGCTGGGTCCGTCCAAGAACGAAGAGCTGGCGCGGTACTACGCCGAGATGACGGCGGATCCCGCCAAGCTCAAAGAGTTGATCGACGCCCCGGATAAGTTCATGGCACTGCAAACCGTTTACACCTACGACGGTGCGGAGATCATTGAGAAGCAGTGCGAGGAGTACGGCTGGCCGAATATCACTACTGACGGCCGCATCCAGTACGACAACGAGTTCTCGCCAGACAAGGCCGTTGTCATTGGCTGGGCCAAGCGAAGCGCAAAATATGGCGTGGAGCGTTGGAAAGAGCACATCACTGACGCCGAGAAGCGCCTTGCGAAATGCCGCAAGGAGTTGGCCGAAGAGGAAGCCACCCTTGCCAAGCTAGAAGCAGACTATCCGGGCGTCGGTACAGAACCACAGTCATGAGCGAAGACAACCCCATGCGAATGATACCGGAGGAATACTTCAAGCAGACGTGCGTGATGCGCCGTGACCGCCGGGGCCGGTTCATTCACCCGCTGACGGTGCTGAAGCGGTGCGAACGCGAGAACGCTGACTTTGTGGTTGCGACGGTGTTCAGCCAACAGACGTTTAAGGGAATTGGAAAGCCAATCGAGACAGGCGGGGAAGAATGAAATACGTGATACTTGAACGAGCGTCGCGGGAAGAGCTGCAAAGCGCAGTCATGGCGTGGATTGACAAGGGGTGGGTTCCTCAAGGCGGCGTATCGATCGTTGTCGTGACACAAGGATTATGGCTTACAAGCCACGGCCAAAGCCCATCAACACACCTAAGGTATTATCAGGCGATAATTAAGAGCGAAGGCACGGAATGAGCGCAACGCCCCCACCAAACGGCGTCGAATGCTTTGTCACCGACATTCAGGCCCGCATAACCTACTGGCGTAAAGAGGCAAATCTGTCTTACGCCGAGGCCGTGGGTGCCCTGGAGATCATCAAGCTCGACCTGTACGCCGAGATGCAGGGCGAGGACGACGACGATCCGTGGAGGCGGTAGACAATGGCAATCCCGATTCCAACCCAGGGCAACTACAACGCCAAGCGCGACACGTCAACGCTGCATTTCGTGGACGAGGACGGCAAAGCCTACTCGAATGAATACGTTATGCGCGGTGGCATCTGTTTTCCCATGAGCATCCGGGCCGGCAACCGGGAGACCATCGAGGGTTACGCCGTAGTCGTTGGCCGTGACATCCGTTCCGGTGTTCATACCGTGTGCAAGGAAACGAAGGTGCTGGCGATCGACCACATTACCGACGGAGACGGACGCATCAAGTACCGCGGTGTGGCCCCCTGGTTCAATGACGCTTGGGCGACGTACTTCTGCCGGTGGTATCACTGGCACGGGCGGACCGGCTCGCTGGATCACTGGCTGCGGGACATCAAACGCTCTGCCATGGTCCAGCCAAAGCCGAAGCTGTCCGAGTGCATCTGGGACGACGCCGCCGAGGTGGATCACGCCATGAGCCTTTTGGCCCTGCACGGGAAGCTGAAGGCCGACAAGGACGGCGGATTCATGCAGCAGATGGCGGCATACCAGACGAATCAGGCGGTGCCTTATCCGGCCCGGATAGCCGTTATGGCTTGCCTGGCCGGGTTCCATCAGTATGCTTGGACGCGAGCGAGCGTGGAATATGACTGACAAAAACCGCTTGACGACATTCGGGCTCTTTAATACATTGGTGCCTTCTTCGATCAGCCTTCTCGTAGTCATGACACGAAAGGGGGCACAACATGTAGTGCCGTTAAAAGCGGCTGCAAGGCCCGCAATTCCGGAAAGGCGTTGCGGGCTTTGTCTTTCAGGCGGCAACAAAAACCGCTTGACGGTGCAACATGCAGCGGCTATAAGGCGGACTCATATACGGATCGTAATCCAAAAAGGAGTCCATCATGCTAGTAGACCTCAAGCTGCCGAAAACCAAGAAATCAGACTCCAAAGCGATGCCAAGCCCTGAAATGGCAGATAATCAGTATCCCTACGGCATGACGATCACCATCGAAGGCGACACGCTGAAGAAGTTCCCCGACCTGATGAATGTTCAGGCAGGCCAGGAAGTCAATATCGAAGCCATTGCCCGCGTCAAAATGGTGCGCAAGATTGATACGTCGTCGGCAAACAGCTACGAGAAGTCTTCCGTGGAACTCCAGCTTATGAAACTCGACGTGTCGATGGAGAAGGATTTGGACACAGCCTTCAACGAGGATGACTAATGGCCGCATCTCCCCAGAATCTTGAAACGTCAGACCTTGCGCAGTACATACGCAATACGGTCTTCTCGAACTACAAGACCAACCGGGAGACGCTGGACATCCGCTGGAGCCGTAACCGTGCCGCCGCCGAGGTTGATCTTGAATACGACGAGTATGGTAAGTGGAAAGCCAGCGACAACGTGGAAGCATGGCAGTCCGACACGATGGACGACACCATCCGCCAGAAGATCGCCGCGGCCAAGGCCCTGATTTCCGATACCGCGTTCAAGGGCGGCCGTGTTCAGTTCATGCTGGTTCCGCCCCAGGGCGCCGAGAGCATCGGTGCCGCCGGAGCGCAGCGTGATCCGGTAGTGAAGGCGAACGAGGACTTCATCGGGCGCCAGCTCGACAACTGCAACGCCGTGGGCGAACTCGGGAAGTGCGTTCTATCCGGTGCCACCTACGGGCGTTACTTTGCAAAGCGGTACACGACGGCGATGGAGCTCGGCAATGGGTTCCAGGCTGTCGGACCGAACGTGTTCGAAGAGGTCTCGAGCGACGAAACGACGATGGCTTTTGAGAACAAGAGCATCTTCAACATGTACTGGGACATGGAAAGCGACGATCTGACCAACGGCGAGGCGGTCATGGAGGTCGATTTGGTCAGCCCGTACATGTTGCGACTTGACGCCAAGAAGCCGTATCACTTCCCGAAGTTCATCCAGGCCGCGATTGAGGCAGCCAAACCCAAGACAACCACCGGGACAGGCACCGACGAGAGCCGGACACTGCCGACACGCCTGCGGGACATCTCTTTCCGCACTCGAAACATACACAAGATCGAGTTTTGGGGCCGGGTGCCTCGCAAGAAGGCCGACGCTTTTGAAGCGATGCTGTTGTGCGACGGAATGATTGAGGATCCCGGATTGAGCAATACCGAGGCTTTGCCCGAGGACGAAGGCGACCAGGTGGAGATATTCTGCATTCTGGCCGATGACTACGCGATTGCCTACAAACGGACCGGAGACCCCAAGGAGCGCCCCTATTTCATGGGTGATTGGGATGAAGTTCTTGACGGCAACTGTGGCCGCGGCATAGCCGACAACCTTTACCAGATTGCCAAGACGCTGACCGGAGCCCGCCGGACGCTCGAAGACAACATGAAGCTGGCCGGCAGCCTGATTCTGGCACTCAAGCGCAGTCTGGTCATTGAGGACATCGAAAAGGAAATGGGCGGCGACAAGTGCGTGAAGATACTCACCCTCGACGAGATGGACTCGCGGACTACGGCCAGGGACGCCGTGCAGCAAATCAAGATTGATTCCATGATTGCCCCGCTGACAACCCTGATCAGCGCCTACATGGAGTTTGCCGACCTTGCCTCGTCGATCCCCAAGGCCGAGCAGGGCCAGCAGTCAGCCAACCCACAGACCGCTTTCGAGCTTCAGCAGCGGCTGGAGCGTTCAGGCAAGTACATGGGCGAGGTCATTCGCCGGCTGGATCGGTTTGTTGAGCAGATCGTCAACGAGTTCTACCGGTACAACATGCTGGATCCGGACATCCCGGTGCAGAAGGGCGTATACCAGGTCAAGGCGTTGGGCTTTTCCTCGTTCGAGAACCGCGTTATTCGCCTTCAGAAGATGCTGCAATACCTGGCTCTCGTCATTGATCGCCCAAATCTACTGGTGGACGTGAATGTGCGCTGGCTGAATGAGGAAATTGCAAAGAGCATGGACATGGACATTGCACAGCTTCTCAAGACCCCGGAGCAGAAGCAGCAGGAAGCCGAAGCGGAAGCAGCGGCGGCCGCCAACAGCCCGGAAATGCAGGCTTTCCAGATGCAGCAGCAGGTCAGCGCCTCGGAGATCGAGAAAAACAAGTCGGCAGTCGCCAAGGATCAGGCCGATGTTGCGATTGAGGCCGAAAAGCTGAAGATCGAGCGAGCGCGGGCCGTGGCCGAGATTCAAGCCAGGGCCAAGGCTATGACGGCGGAACCGAAAAAGGAGATGGCAAAATGATGAAACTGCTCGCGGTATTTGGTTTGTGTCTTACGCTTTCGGTGCAGGTACTGGCGCAGGGTCACGTAGTCATCAACGGCGTTCAGCCTGATGTCACAATCGGACTAGGAAACGAAAACGGCAATGCCCTTTCGGTCGATTTGGCAACGCGGTCTTTGATCGTAATTGACTACGCCCATCACGAGATTCATTCTGGCAGCCACTACACATGCACCTACACAAACACGCTTGGAGCCGGAGCTGCTACAAATATCCTCGTCACGGTGGCAAACTCGACGAAATGGCCTCACATGCTTTTTGATATTTCTGGCGACCTTGATACAAGCGTAATCATTTACGAGGGCGCAACCAATACGGCCGGAGCTGCGTTATCGTGCGTCAACAACAACCGAAACAGCACCAACACGGCGTTGACTTCTATCAATTCAGCAGCCGGAGCGGTAAACGGGACAGTCATCTATACAAGCCGTTTTGGGTTAGATTCCGGGTCAGGACCATCAAGGGTAGCCGCTAGTGGGGCTGCTCGAGAAGATTCGGAATTCATTTTAAAGCAGAACACGAAATACCTTGTGAACATAACCAGCATTAGCGCAGCCAACAAAATAAACGCATCTTTCGCCTGGTACGAACACACCAGCAAGACCGATTAACACACGGGGCAGCGCAGCCCATCTGCGTCAACGACGAACACAAGGAACAGCCAATGAGCAAGACCATCACCATCAAGAGAAGCCAGATCCTCGAACTCATGGACGCCTACGGCAAGGCCGCTACGCTCCATCTCTCCGAGGGCGAGAACGCCGACGACGTGAAGAAGTTCAAGTACGCGGCCGGCAAGAACTACAACGCCCTGCTTTCGCTGGCGAAGGAAACCGAGAAAATCCAGCGTTCGATGCAGGAGGAGTATACGGATCCCGAGCTGGACGCCTACAACCAAGACCGTATCAAGCTCTGCGAGCAGTACGCCGAGCATGACAGCGAAGGCCAGCCGAAGTTCCGGCAGTACGAGGACGGTCGCCCGCGGGAGTACATCATCGAGTCCGCGTTGAAATCGGAGTTCCAGAAGCAGGTTGACGCCCTTAAGGAGCATTACGAGGAAGCCATCGAGGCCGATGCAGCCAATGACCGTGCCACCAATGCTGTTCTAGACGAGGAAGTAAACGTGGTTCTGTATTCGATCGACTGGATCAAGGTTCCCGTGGCCGTCTCTGGCAGCTACGTTGATCTGATTTCAGGCATGATCGAGAATCTTCCGTCTTTTGAGTAAAAAACGCTTGCACATTACAAGGAATTCTGTATAAGGTAGGAATCGAAAAAGATAGGGCAGTACCGGGGTAGCTCCCTGGAGACTGCAAATGCAGACTTAAAAGGCAACACGGTGCACCGGCCGTGTTGTCTTTTTTATTGCCCGAATCTCTTACCGAGAGGCGCAAAATGGCACTGAAGATCAACATGCTGGGGCTGGAGGAACACCAGGTCAAGATTGTGGCCGATGCTCGCCAATACAGCGCAGCCGACCTGCTGATCAAGGAAGCCACCAAGATGCGCGACCAGTTGCGAAAAGAGAACGAGGACACTCCCGGACGGTGCGACACGGATTTGACGGAAGACTTTGTGTTTAAGGCGGGGGCGATCCACGCTTTGAATGCGATCATCAACGCGCCGGAACAAGCCGACGCCTACATCAAGAAAAGGAGCAAATAGCCATGGCAACCAATGAAACCACCGCCGAAGATATTCCCGCCGATGTTCTTGAACAGGTCACGGCTCCGCCGGGAGGCACGCTGGAGCCAGTCGCGCCCGAAGTCATCGGAACCCAGTTCATGACCCTGATTTCCAAGGATGTTGCTGGCAACGAGGTCAAGGCCATGCAGATCGGGCAGCGCGGCGTTATCGTCGTGTCCGGGCTGACTTCCGTGTTCGTGCCTGGGGCCGACATCGTGGACCGTGGAGTAGGCAAGCAGATCGTTTAGTACCAAACCGACCAAACCGCAACAGCATAAAGGAGAATGAGACATGAAACGGACGAACCTGGCAATCCTGATGGTTATCGCACTTGTGGCAATGGTTTTCGCGCAGATCGTGCAGGCCAAGCCCGAAACGGTCAACGACGTTGTGACCTACGAAGCCGGGGCCACGCTGAACATGAACGGCACCCTGAAGATTCAGGACGTGACCGTGACAGCCAGTGCCGCCGAGCTGAACACAATGGACGGAGTTACGGCTACCGCGACACAGATCAATTCGGCGGCGGATGCCAGTGCTAGGGTTGTCTCTACGAGCGTCACCAACGGGCAGGCTATTACGCTTTCTGCCTCTACGCCGGTGATCGCTTTAACGGGCATTGGCGGGGCGAACGATACGACAAACACTGTAACGATTGCCACTCCCTATCCGGTTGGCGTCGAGTTTACCGTTTATGTGACGGCCGCCTCCAGCAACCTCATTACCATTGCCGATAGTACGACGGTTCTGGCCCTTGGGTCAGCCTGGCTAGGGGATGGCACCGATGTTCTGAAGTTTTATACCGTGGCGACCAATTCGGCGGTGAAGGTATCATCGTCTGACAACTGATTTTGATTGCGGGTTGGCGCAGCCCGAAAGCGCGTCGGATTCATAATCCGAAGGTCGTTGGTTTAAATCCAGCACCCGCTACCAGCGTGAGAGAAGACCGAAACCAGCAGTGGAGAGAACAACATGAGTGACACAGCAGCCAATGAGCAAAGCACAGTGATTGACGACGACGTAGTTGTGACCGATGCACAGCTTGACGCCGATTTCGATGCCGATGATGACGACACCAGGGATACCGGGGCCGCCGACAATGGCATTCTCACGCTTGGTGACGATGATGCCGACGACAAAGCCGGAGCTGGAGCGGAAGACGCAAACGGGTTTCCCGATCCCGCAACCGTAGCAGCCGAAGCCAAAGCCAAGGCGGACGCCGAAGCGGCCAAGGCCGGCAAGCCAGCGGTAGCGGCCAAGACGGAGACAACCGCTGAAGAGAAAGCGGCGAGGCAGCAGGCGGCAAGCGCGGCGGCGGCTGCCAGCAGCAAGCAGTTCATCGAGTCGATGGTATCCAAGATCAAGGACGTGGAGATCGGCGACGGCGGAACGGAAGTATCACCGATGCCCAAGACGTTTGGGGAGTTTGCCGAGCAGTTCCCGGAGATCGCCGCTGTCACGCAGACCATGATCAGCCATCTCCGCGACGAGTTGCTGTCGCAGATGCAGCCGATCCAGAAGATGATTCAGACGCAGGAGATCACCAGCGCCCAGCAGGCCCTAGCGGATGAACTGGCCTCGGATGTCTACGGGCACCCGGACGCCGGCGAGATTATCGGTTCTGAAGCATTCGAGGCGTGGGCCGCCAAGCAGACGCCGGCATTTCAGCGGTTCATTGATGCGGCCGCCACTGCCCAGGATGCGGCACCGATCATTGCCAAGTTCAAGGCGGATACCGGCACGGCCACCAGAAACAGGACGCCAGCGCAGGCGTTGGCAGACAAGCAGCGGGCGGCACGAGACGCCAAGAACAAGCTGCACAGCGCGACCACGCGAACACGCAAGTCCGTACCGTCCACCGCGGGGCACGGAACGTCAGCGGAAGATCTGGACAGGGCTTTTAACGAGGATGACGAAGGCGAGGAGTAACCATGCCTGAAAATCATCGAAACAATCAACGAAGAGTTGGAACGGGGGTATGGGATGTTCCCGTGTCGCCCGTGGGGACGGTGGAGGGAGAATTCACCAAATGTTCTAATTGCGGGCATCCCATATTTCGCGGGAAGTTCGGAAAAGGGACGTTTGTTGAAGTCAGATGCAAAAAATGCGACTTCCCGAACACCATCCTCGAACCGTAGGAGAACAGAACACGCTTGACTGCCAGCGGACCAAAGAGACCTAGAGCTTGCAAGCACAAAAGAAGGGTAGGACACCATGGCAGTAAACACCACAGGAGACATCTCCGAAAGAGTGGGCGTGAAGTGCGTGAAGCGTCTTTTGCGCGTTGGGCAGCCTCTGCTGGTCACGCAGCGTTTCGCGCAGATGGACACGCAGGAACAGAATAGCGGTAAGGTCCGCAAATGGCGCCGTTACCACAGCTTTGCTGTGACGACCGCCCCCATGGCCGAAGGCGTCACGCCGGCGGGCCACGGAATGCCGTTCACCGACTACGTTGCCACGTTGCAGCAGTTCGGTGATGTTGTCGAGCTGACGGACATCGTTGCCGACACCCATGAGGATCCGATCCTCAAGGAAATGGTGGACAAGTCCGGCGAGCAGTTCGCAAAGGTCATCGAGGCAATCACGATCGACACGCTCAAGGGCGGCTCGAACGTGTTCTATGCTTCGGGCGTGGCCTCGCGTTCGCTGGTCAATGCACCGCCGAAGCGCAGCGACATCCACCTGATCACCCGTGCCTTCAATCGGGCCAACGCATCTCCGATCTCCCGGATGATCGCCCCGAGCGAGAAGGTTTCGACCGCCGGTATCCTCGCGGGATTCTACGCGATGGGTTCGACGGACCTGGACGCCGACATTCGCGCCATGACGGGCTTCGAGTCCGTGGTGTCGTATGGCAACCCCGGGCAGGCGACGGCTGGCGAAATGGGCGCGGTTCTGAACGTGCGCTTCATCCTGACGCCGAATTTCGAGCCGTGGGAAGCGGCTGGCGAGGCGGGGACCACCTACCTGTCGAGCGGCACGGCGCCGGGCAGCTCGGTGGCGTGCGACGTGTACCCGCTGATTGTGGTTGCGCGGGACGCCTACGCTTGCGTGCGTCTCCAGGGCCGCGAAGCGGTCAAGATCATGGTACTAAATCCCAACACGCCTCGCGGCGGGGATCCGTCCGGTCAGCGTGGTTCGGTTGCGTGGAAGACGATGTACGCTTGCGCCATCACCAACGAGCAGTGGATTGCCCGTCTGGAATGCGCTTGCACAGCGAACCCCGCGTAGTCAAGCCGTAACGGGCAAAGCCCCTCTTCGGAGGGGTCAGCCCATTGTGATTCATGAGTAAAGAAAAGGAGACTTCAACATGAAGTGCATTACTGGAACATTCAATGGAACCGGGGCTGCTGTTTACATCGGCTGCGGTTTCAAGCCGGATATGGTTATCGTGCGTTGCCCCACTGACGGGGCAGGCCCGTCGCTGGTGTGGTCGAAGAATGACCGCGTGGCCGCGCAGACCGAGGGACTGTTGGACACCAACGGCGCGACCGCGTTGGCCCCGAAAGCCTACGGCGCTGGGATTCGCCCCTACGAGGGTGGCGTGTTGCTGACGGCGGCTCTTCAGACGAGCACCGCTTACGGCGAAGGCGTCTACCTGGTTCGCGATGCCAAGGACTACCGTTACGGGCCGAATGAACTGCCCGGCGGCGGCAGCGGCGACGCGACGGCGGATACGATCGACACGTGGACCATCGGCGTGCTGGCGAACCGTACCGGCAAGTTCAACTCGAACGTGACCGGGACGTACATCGGCGCGGGCTCGAAGATCAAGATCCAGGCCAATTCCGGCAAGGAGTCGATCGTCGAGGCGTACATCGAGGCGCTGACTGCCGGCCAGGGCGATACCGCCAACGAGGTGACGTTGAGCCGTCAGATCGGTTCGGGTTCGATCCGGTTCATCTCCGGCAAGTATGATTATGCCCCCCAGACCATCGGGCAGATCACGCTGGCCGGGTTCGTGGTGAACATGACGACCGTGATCAACGTCAACGACGAGGTTCAGGAATTCCAGGCATTCCAGTTCGACGACTAACCTCGGTTGACTGAAGCAACGTGCAGGGGGGGTCATGACGGCCCCCCCTGTTTTCAACAAACAGCCCGACAAGGGCAGAACAGGAGCAGAAAGCCCATGAGCAGCCCAGCACAACCAATGATCCTCGCCCCGGACGGCAAACCGTTTACCAGCGAGAAACTGGCGAATGAGTTCATCAAGAAGCAGGAGCTTGACCCGACGCTATTCGAGGCGTTCAAGCATCAAGGCGGATGGTGTGTCTTCAATCTTTCGGTACTTCCAAACGGAATGAAAGAGATGCTGAAGGCGGCCAGTGAGAAGCCATCTGAACCAGTTGCGGCGGCACCCGCATCGAAGGAAGTTCATCGCAGTGCCAAGTATTTTCGAGTGATATTCCAAGCAAAGACGAATCCGAACGATCTGGACAAACCAGAGCTTGGCGTCAATGGCGCCACTCTCATCGTGGAGCGCGAAGTCGAGGTCATTGTTCCGGGAAGTTATCTGGAGGCGGCGGATCATACCGTCAAGAACCAGTACGAGCAGAAGCCCGGTCATGACCGCAAGATTGTCGGCAAGGTTCGGACCTACATGTACCAGGTGATCAGCGAAGCGACCAAAGCCGAGTTCGAGGCGTACAAGAAAAGCGGCAACGCGACACGAGACAAGGAAATTGCCGCCAGGGAACACGCCAACCGGTAAGCAAACCAATAGAATAGGGGGCCTCTGATGGCGCGGATAACGGATTTCAGTGATCTATTCAAGTTCGTCCACGCCGAGCTACCAGAGTGCCCCGCGGTTCTCTTCAATCAGCACGTCATCCAGGGAGGCCGCCAGTTCTGCAAACGAACTCGGGTATGGCGGGAGTCGCTGACCGCTTACAACCTTGTGGCCGACGACAAGACTTATACGCTGGCGCCAATCGTGGGGGCTACGACCTATGTTGCGCAGATCGAGGCAGTAGTCGAGGTTCGGTGGAATACGGCGGCTGGCGTCACCGCAGGCACGTCCGGCAACGTCCAGAACTGGCGGACATACGGATTCAACCCGAATACCAGCGTTTTGACGCTCGAGACGGCGCCAACGGAGAGCATCACATCTGGGCTCGACGTTGTGGCGGTCCTGGTGCCTGATTTGAGCGCAACTGATATGGCTGACTGGGTGCTGAACATCTACGCCGAGCCGATCCTTGCCTACGCCATGTATACGCTCAAGAGGATTCCCAATGTGGCATGGACAGATCAGGCCGGATCGCAGCTTGCCTACCGGGAATACGTCAACGGGGTATCGAAAGCCAAAGCCGACATCGCCCGCGAATATCGCGACGGCAGCATAGGAGTGCAGCAATGACCGTCCAGAACATCATAGACGACGCCAGGGCCAAGCTGGGTGACACCGTTTCGCCCTACCAGTGGCTTGACGCCTACTTCTTCACGCCGATCAACGACGGGATCCGCGAACTTGCGGCCCGGTTCCCGCATTGCCTGTATGTCTCTGCTGTCACGACGGCACTTCCTTCTGACATTACCGCCGTCGGCAATACCGTTTTGATCATCGACGCATTCCGGAACCGCCTTGTGGATCTGGTCGTCTCGCAGCTTATGCGTGAAGACAAGATGCAGCAGCAGGCAGCACCGCAATAGGAGAACCACCATGAGAACCAGTGCCATCCTTGCGACATTGCTCGCATCTGTCTTTATCCTGTCGTTGCCGGCCGTGGCCTTGACGCCTCACACATCGACGGCAGACCTTACCGTCGAATCTGGAACGGCAGACTGGGACGCCTTCTCTTGGGAGTGGGCATCGCAGACCGAGCGCATGGCAATTACCCTGCCCGAGCCCATCACGGCCGGAAATGTGCTGATCCGGATGTATCGAGACGTTTACGGTGACATCGCTTTGGAGGCTGGACCATTCTCGGTTGACGGCACAGGCACGAACGCAACGCTTGAAATCACCAGCACCAACATTCCGACTTGGGCTCTTTATTATGCCGACATCATGCAAATCGACGAGTCCGCCACTCCGGACCAATACAAATCTCTTGGCCGCGGCACGATTAAACGGGCATGGAGCGCATGGGACACTACTAATTTCGTTGGAACGACAACCAGCGTCCAGCTTGTCTACAGCTACGGCACCAATGACACGATTCTATGGAACCAGACATACGACTGGGTTCACGCCTACTCTAACCTGACTCCGACTTACGCTTGGGTGCAGTCTTACGTCGCCACGAACGCCGGTGCGGCTTTGCAGCTAACGGCAGGATCAACCCAACCACTCTCCGGTGAATTGTACCTCGGATCTCCGACGGCCCCGCAGGATTCCACGTCTATAATCCGGTTTTACCTAGGCGCTTCATCCACAAACTACCTGCTCGCCGGCTTCGGCCGGGTGGATGATCATTACCGGCAGCGTCTTCGGTGGCTAAATCCCGGCGTGGTTGCCGAAATGGACGTGAATTATTATCCATTGGCTAACTACATTGACTACCTGGATTCCGATCTACGGACGACGCACGTGGCGACCAATAACGACTCTCTCGTCAACTTCCTCTGTCTGAATACCGCGCTGGGCGGGTATGTGGCAACCAGCAACGCGACCTACACGAACACTGTTGCGCTTGCTGCAACGGCGGCACAGTTGGTGGGCGGTAACGTATTTGGGCAAGGCACAGAAACGAATGAGTTTAAGACCAACGTTAAATTCACAAGCGGAGATGGTAGCAGCACGTCTTATTTGTTTGACCGAAGCACCGATAATCACACATTCGGAAGTCGAGTAGCGTTGTCTATTGACGCAACCAGCGGAACGGATGCTATGAACTTCCAGACAACCACTGGCCTAATCGCCGAAGCCGTTGCTCCTCTCGTTGCTACCAACAACGCGACCTACACGAACACTGTTGCGCTTGCTGCAACGGCGGCACAGCTTTCGAGCAATAACGTGTTTACTGGTGGCACGAACTCCATGCCATTCATCAGGCTTGGCAGCACTTATCTCGACGGCAGTCTCGGGGTTTGGTCTTCTGACTACACCACATCACCGTCGGGGGATTATTTCGATTTGATAAGTGGTACGTATAGGGATCAAAGATATCCCGCTAATTCTGTCAGCTTTAAAAACCAGACACTATACAGCCCGTCAGGAAGCGAAGTATGGCAATCCGAAGGAACCGCAACCACCGGCAATGATATTGTCAACTACCAGACCGCAACCGGACTAATCGCCGCAGCCCTTGCGCCCTACTACCTCGCATCGAACCCGTCCAACTTCACCAGCGCGGCGGCGGTCAATGCTATCACAAACAACGGATTCACAATCA